CAGTTATGATGGTGAAAAACTAAAGTTATTAGTACATGATGAAAGTGGTAAGTGGGAAAGACCTGATAATATATTAAACAATTGGCGTGTTACGAAAACATGTTTAAGATTAGGTAGTAGAATTATCGGCAAGTGCATGATGGGATCAACCTCAAACGCTTTAGACAAAGGTGGAGATAACTTTAAAAAACTATACAATGCCTCAGACGTTACCTCAAGAAATAGAAATGGACAAACAAAGTCTGGTTTATATTCTCTCTTTATCCCAATGGAATGGAACTACGAAGGCTTTATTGACGAACACGGAAGTCCTGTTTTTGATACGCCAGATAATGATGTCTTCGATCCACAAGGAGAGTTAATAGATGTAGGCGTAATAGATAACTGGCAAAATGAAGCTGATGGCTTAAGGGAAGATCAAGATGGTTTAAATGAATTTTATCGTCAGTTTCCAAGAACTACTGAGCATGCATTTAGAGATGAAACAAAAAATAGTATATTTAACTTAGTAAAAATATACGAGCAAATAGATTACAATGAAGAGCTTGGTAGAAGTTTAGGAATAACAACAGGTAACTTTCAGTGGATAAATGGTATAAAAGACTCAAGAGTAATGTTTTATCCAGATCCAAAAGGTAGGTTTAGAGTAAGTTGGACACCACCAATAAATCTTCAGAATAATGTTTACGTTAAAAATGGTATAAGATACCCAGGTAACGAACACATGGGAGCATTTGGTTGTGATAGTTATGATATATCAGGGACTGTAGATGGTAAAGGATCGAAAGGAGCTTTACACGGTTTAACAAAGTTTAGCATGGAAGATGCACCTCCAGCTCAGTTTTTCTTAGAGTATATAGCTAGACCACAAACAGCAGAGATATTCTTTGAAGATGTTTTAATGTCTTTAATATATTATGGAATGCCTATGCTTGCTGAGAACAACAAACCAAGATTACTTTACCATTTAAGAAGAAGAGGTTATAGAGGTTTTAGTATGAATAGACCTGACAAGGTTTGGAATAAATTATCGGTAACAGAAAAAGAAATAGGTGGTATACCAAACTCAAGTGAAGATATAAAACAAGCTCACGCTGCGGCTATTGAAATGTATATACAAGAAAAAGTTGGTCAAGGCAAAGATGGTAGGGTAATATGTATTTTAACAGAACACTTAACGATTGGGCTGGTTTTGATATAACCAAAAGAACAAAGTATGATGCGACTATTAGTTCTGGTTTAGCAGTTATGGCTTGTAACAGGCATTTATACAAACCTAATGCAGATGTTAAAAAGGCTCCAATAAATATAAACATTGCTAAATATAGCAACAAAGGAATAAATTCAAAAATAATTAAACAATAACATGGCAGATTCTCTACATAAAGAATTTCCTTCTCAAGTTGTCAGTGACATGGAAAAGTGCAGTGACAAGTATGGATTGCAAGTAGCAAGAGCTATTGAACTAGAATGGTTTGATGGTCCTCAGTCTAATAGATATTCTATGACCCAAAGAAAGTTTCATAATCTTAGGTTATACTCGAGAGGTGAACAATCAATACAAAAATACAAAGATGAGTTATCTATAAATGGTGATTTGTCTTATTTAAATTTAGATTGGACGCCAGTTCCTATTATACCTAAGTTTGTAGATATAGTTGTAAACGGTATGGCGCAAAGAACATTTGATGTTAAAGCTTATTCACAAGACCAGTATGGAGTTGCTAAAAGAACTGCTTACATGGAAAGTATGTTAAAGGACATGAGAACTAAAGAATTTAACAAGCAAGCTAAAGAACAGTTTAATATGGATCTTTCTGAAAACGATCCAGATGAACTTCCAGAAACAATGGAAGAGTTAAGACTACACATGCAGTTAACTTATAAGCAAGAAGTTGAACTAGCTAATGAACAAGCTATAAATGTTTTAATGAACGGAAGTAAGTTTGATCTAACAAGACGAAGATGTTTAGAAGATCTAACAGTGTTAGGTATGGGAGCTGTTAAAACAACTTTTGATTGGAGTGAAGGAGCTAAAATACAATACGTAGATCCAGCAAATATAGTTTACTCTCACAGTGATTCTCCATATTTTGAAGATATATACTATATAGGAGAGGTTAAATATATACCTATAAATGAATTAGTAAAAGAGTTTCCAACGTTAACACCCGCAGATTTAGAAGATTTAGACAAAAGATATAACGGCTTAGCTGATAACAGAATGAATGGTCACAATAGAGATAGAAACAAAATATCTGTATTGTATTTTAATTACAAAACATATATGAACAATGTTTATAAAATTAAAAAGACTAGTTCGGGTGGAGAAAAAGCTATTGAAAAAACAGATAGATTTAATCCGCCAGCAGAAAAACAAGTTGATTTTACAGTAGCACAAAAAGCACAAGAGGTTTTATTTGAAGGAGCTAAAATATTAGGAACTGATATTATGTTGAAGTGGCAAAAAGCTGACAATATGATGAGGGATAAAAGTAATTTTAACAAAGTTAAAATGAACTACTCTTTAGTTGCACCTAAAATGTACAAGGGTAAAATAGAATCTATAGTTAGTAGAATTACTGGTTTTGCAGACATGATACAGTTAACACATCTTAAAATACAACAGGTGTTATCACGTATGGTACCAGATGGTGTTTATTTAGATATTGATGGTTTGGCTGAGGTTGACCTTGGTAATGGTACTAATTACAACCCACAAGAAGCATTAAACATGTTTTTTCAAACAGGTTCTGTCATTGGTAGATCTTTTACTGGTGATGGTGATAATAACCCAGGTAAAATACCTGTGCAAGAGATTTCAAATGGAGCTGGTGCAGGTGGTAAATTGCAAGCGCTTATAGGTAACTATAATTACTACTTGCAGATGATTAGAGATGTAACTGGTCTTAACGAGGCTAGAGATGCTTCAACTCCAGATTCTAGATCATTAGTTGGTATACAAAAGTTAGCAGCTGCAAATTCTAATGTTGCTACAAGACATATACTAGACGCATCGTTATATCTTACTGTGGAAGCTGCAGAGCAAATATCTCTAAGAATTTCAGATATTATAGAGTATTCACCAACTAAAGAAGCTTTTATACAAACCATAGGAGCACATAACGTTGCTACATTAGAAGAAATGTCGGAACTACATCTTTATGATTTTGGTATATTTATAGAGCTACAACCAGATGACGAAGAGAAGCAAGTATTAGAGAACAATATACAAATGGCATTACAGCAAAAAATGATTGATTTAGACGATGCTATTGATTTAAGGGAAGTTAAAAACCTTAAAATGGCTAATCAGTTGTTAAAGATACGTAGAAAAAAGAAAGCTGAAAAAGATGCTGCGTTACAAAAACAACAATTAGATTCACAAACAAAGTCTAATGTAGAGTCTGCTAATGCCGCTTCACAAGCTAAACAACAAGAAGCTCAAATGAAACAACAAGGAGCTATTGAGTTAGAGAAAACTAAAAATGAAATGCAAATCAATTACATGAAAGAAGAAGCTAAGTTAAAGAAAGAACTTATGGATCATGAGTTTGAAATTAACAGCAAGCTTAAGAAAATGGAAATGGCAGGCAAATCAAATGAAGAAGATAGAAAAGATAAAAGAGAAGAAAAAAAAGACCCAAACTTTGAATCGTCTGGAAACGATGTGATGGGACAAGGCATGGGGTTAGAGTAAAAGTTTAACTAATTATTTAATATTATTATATCATGGAAGAAAACAAAGAAGTAGTTGAAGAAACTACACCACAAGAAGAGACGCCTACGCCAGTGTCTATAAACGAAGACGGTGATTATAAAATAGATTTATCAATACCAGTAGAAAACCCAATAGAAGATGAAACCCCAGAAACAAAAACAGTTACAGAAGATAACACTGACAACGAGGGAGTGGTTGGAGTCGATGAAGATGCCAATGCCCCAGAAGAACAAGAAGAAGTACTCGAGAAAGAACAAGCACAGGAAGAGGTTGTAGAAGTAGACTTACCTGATGACTTGGTTAAATTAAAAGCTTTCATGAAAGACACAGGAGGAGGTTTAGATGACTATGTTAAACTAAACACAAATGTAGATGAAATGGACGATTCGGAAATATTAAGCGAGTACTATAAAAAAACTAAACCTCATTTAAACGAAGAAGAAGTAAACTTTCTATTAGAAGATACTTATTCATACGATGAAGAAAATGCAGATGAGAGAGAAGTAAAAAGAAAAAAATTAGCCTTAAAAGAGCAAGTTGCTCAGGCGAAAACCTACTTAGACGGGGAAAAGTCTAAATACTACGAGGAAATCAAAGCTGGTTCAAAGCTTACGAGTGAGCAACAAGAAGCAGTTGATTTTTACAGTAGTTACAATCAGGAGCAAGAACAAAGCGCTGAGATTATACAAACACAAGCTAATACATTCTTAGATAAAACTGAAAAAGTTTTTAACGACGAATTCAAAGGTTTTGAATTTAAAGTTGGTGATAAGCAGGTTACGTACAATGTTAGTAATAAGGACCAAGTAAAAGAAAAGCAGGTGGACATTAACAATTTTATCGAAAAGTTTTTGAATAAAGATGGTTTAATGGATAAAGCAGCTGATTATCATAAAGGTCTTTTTACAGCAATGAATCCTGATGCAGTTGCAAATCATTTTTATGAGCAGGGAAAAGCTGATGCTATAAAAGCTTCAGTTGCTAATGCAAAAAACATAAATACAACTAGACAGTCACATTCAGTGACTAAAGACGGTATCACTGTTAGAGCATTGGGCGATAGTTCAGATGATATGAAACTGCGTATTAAAACACGAAACTAATTATTAATTTTAAATATTTTTAAACTATGGCAACAAATTTTCAAGGAACTGGTAAAATGACACCAGCTCCTATAAAACAAGTCCTGGCAACAAACTATATTGATTTTACAAGCGCAGCTGAGAAAGGCTGGGCTCAACAATATTTGCCAGATTTAATCGAAAAAGAAGCTGAGATATTCGGTAACAGAACTATTTCAGGTTTCTTATCAAAAGTAGGTGCAGAAGAAGCTATGGCTTCAGACCAAGTAATTTGGTCAGAGCAAGGTAGATTGCACCTTACGTATTTAGCATGTACAGTAGCAAACGTTGCATCTGGTGTTGATGGTGACGTAACAATCACTATGACTAACGCAACAGATGTAGATGGTGGAGCTATCGGTAACAATCACGGTGTAAGAGCTGGTGATATGCTTTTAGTTAGAAAAACTACAGTTGTTAAGAAGTTTTTCGTAAATGCAGTTACATCAGCTGGTTTAATTACAGCTTTTGCTTATGACACTAGTGCGGCTGATATGTCAACTGGATTAACAGGTACTGATGCAGCGACTATAATGGTCTTTGGATCTGAGTATGTTAAAGGTTCTGTAGGTAGAGTTGGAGCTAACAAGCCACAATTCGCACAAAGAAGCAACAAGCCAATTATCCTAAAAGACAAGTATGAGATCTCAGGATCTGATACAGCTCAAATTGGATGGGTTGAAATTTCTGGTGAGGACGGGCAAAACGGCTACTACTGGTACTTAAAAGCTTCAGGTGATACTAAAGCTCGTTTCAATGATTACTTAGAAATGGCTATGCTAGAGTCTGAGAAATCAACTTCAACTGCATCTTCTAACCCAATGACACCATCAACTATTACTAGCGCTGCTGGTAGAATTGATGGTACTGAAGGTTTATTTGCAGCTATCAACGATAGAGGACACATCACGCAAGACTTTTCTAATGCAATTCTAACTACTGAAGTTGATGGTTTATTAGCAAAACTTGATGAGCAAGGGTCTATTGAAGAAAACATGATGTTCTTAAACAGAGCTGTATCTATAGGTTTTGACGACTGGTTAGCTTCAATAAATGCAAACTATACTGGTGGTACTTCTTTTGGAGTATTTAACAACTCTGAGGACATGGCTTTAAATTTAGGTTTCACTGGTTTCAGAAGAGGTTCTTATGACTTCTACAAGTCTGATTTCAAATACCTAAATGATAAAGGTACAAGAGGATCGATTGGTAACATAACTGGTGTTATGATTCCAGCTGGTGTTTCTACTGTGTATGATGAGAACATGGGTAAAAACCTAAAGAGACCATTCTTACACGTACGTTACAGAGCTTCTAATATGGAAAGCAGAAAGTACAAAACTTGGACTACTGGTTCAGTTGGTGCTACTACTTCTGATTTAGATGCAATGGAGATGCACTTTTTATCTGAAAGATGTCTAGTTGTTCAAGCAGCTAACAACTTCTTATTAATGAATGCATAATCATTAATTATTTTTGAAAGAACCGGGGCTTCGGCCTCGGTCCTTTTATTTTTTTATTAACTTATATTATATTATATTATGGCTAAAAAGCAAACAAAAGCTTACGCAGGAGATCCTGGAGATGAGCACGTAGAAAAACCAATAGTTAAAAAAACTATTGCA